ATTTACACCATTAAATTTAATTTCATTTACTTGATCAGCACCAGCGCAAGGTGGGCTAGTACAACCTGAATGTGTAAAGCCTGTTATATTAAACTTACCCTCGTAGTTATTTACTCTACCAAATAGTTCTACACTACTTCTATATTGTTTTTGATCAGGTCCTACTTCAGATAAATCTCTAGGTATTTTATTTATATTATCGTTTATTAAAACAGCATGAGCGGTATCATCCAGTTCTCCACCTGGGAATAAAATTTCATTTATACCATTAGCATTTTGAGCATAAGATGTTTGATTAGTTGTATCTACTATGTATTGTATTTCGCTTCCTTGAGTCATTTGCTCAGGATATCCATCTAAAAACCCAGGTAGATATGCATTGTAATAATCTTGCTCTCTTTGTTTGACTACTACTTTATAAGAATACCAACCTAATGGATTTATAAAGTACGCAAACTTAGTGTCAGTATCTGTGTTTTGTATTAAGTATAAATAATAACTATTTGGTTTATCAAGCGTAGTAATGCTAGTTACTCCAGCCGCACTACTAATACTTAATATTTGAGTATAGTCTACATATTCACCTCTTAAATACATGTCTGTTGTAGGTAAAGACCCTATAGTTGGTGTAGAGAAGCTTAATGTCCATACGTTAGTACCTGCGTTATAAGTCAAGGAATCGTTGGTGCTATTGTCTACAACCCAAGATGCTTGAGGTTCTGCATATATACCTGGAGCACCTGTAGCTAAATTACGATCTGAAGATCCAATTGTAAAGTCACCTATTGTTTGGTTTAACAAAATTAAAGCTGCATCACCAAACCAAGACTTCACATCTAAAGAGTCGTTAGCATCATAGTATGGGTGAAAAACAGTAGATCCACCAAACACAGTGTTACCTTGAGATGAAGAAACAGTATCGTATGAAGATAATATAACAGAAGATTGTCTTCCAAATTTATCCGCTAAAACAAAACCTATTTGATAAGTTCTATTCTGTTTTACTGTATGATTAGGATATTCTGCCCAAGAAGTATACAAGTCATTTTTCTCTTGTACCGTGCAGTTATAATCAAGTGTGCTATAAGGAGTGTGCTTGTCTTTAAAGTTACCATATATAACTCTATTACCAGCGATAGATTGTGCTAACGCTCTGACTGGTACTTTATCATAGACTCTAGTTGTTTGTCCTTCTGTTAGTGTTTTGTATGGTTTTTCAGATTGATATTCATAAACATAAATATCCTCATCCATTTCAGACGCCATAGTTGTGCCCGATATAGTTTTTAAAACTTTAACTACTAAGCCATTTGATTCTTTATATAGTATGTCTATATTTTGTATTTTATATTCTGTAAGAACATTCTTAGAAACACTACCTCCTAAGTTAACGTTTGTACCGACACCAGGTAAAGTTATTCTTAATTTAACATTATCAACATTATTTTCAAACCATTTTATTATAGTGCTCTCAAAAGCTTGTGTCTCGTTTCCATTTAGAAAAAACCCTGATTGTTGAGGTATAAAAGCTATTTGAGTAAAAGGAGACATTAAAGAATATTCACCGTCGTCAAATTGAAACCTATATGCGAACCTAACATACTTATCTTCTAAATACCTAGGGTCTCCTGGCCAACTAGTATTATCACTTTCGTTTGTCATTGTTGTTTCAATGAACCTAAGTCTTTGCCCGACAACAACAGCGGTTAGTGGCGCCTCGTTTAATGTCACTGTGTTTGTAACTGTATCTACAGCTGTTACTCTTATGTATTCGCTTCCAAGTATACTTTCTGAGCCAGCATTTTGAGCTGCGTTAGAAACCACAAACATATTAATAGATATACCGGTAACCGTTTCTAATACAAAGTTTTTAGTATCTGTAACTGTAGTAACAGTTGTATCCACTTCTTTGTAAAGCTCAGGAGCTTTTTGAGGCATATACTTAGCTACAGATATTTGACTTTCTTCAGTATAATAGTTAGGGTTTGATAAAGCTGTAGTTACGTTTATTTTCCTAGGTTGATTTCTATTATCAGTCCAAAACAATAAATCTTCTACTAAATTTATTCCTGTAACTTGCCAACATCTGTTTTTAGCTAAATTTAAAAACTTACCTTCAACCAAAGTACTATAAGTATTATTGTTAAGATCAAGAACAGTTATTTTCATTTCTACAGTAGTAGATGCTGATGGATAATTTATCGTTTGACAAGTTTCATCGGTATCACTGTAGTCTGTTAGTATCTGAAATATTCTATTACCAACTTCATCTTCAAACTTACCTATACATTTTAAATCAGCATTGCTAGAAGCTGTAGCTGTTATTAAAGAGTTACCTAGTACATTCTCAAGCGAGCCAACATCATTATCTTCTGATCTACCTACAGATATATTCAGAGCATCTCTATATTCACCGTTAGGTAATATTCTATCATCAAGATCTTTATTCATCTTGGATTTTAGAAAAGTATTTTTAGATTCTGCCATGTATTAATTTTTTGATTTTCCGTCTGGTAAATATTTTTTTAATCTATCTAATATTTTAGTGCTAGTGTTTTTAGAAAACAAAGATCCAAGTGAACCTACAAAATTATTAGTTGCATCTTCTACTGATTCTAAAATAGGTCTGCCTTCTTTTATATTTTGAGCTTCGTGAATTAATCCACCTACATTAGAACCAATAACACCAATAGTTTTACCTGGTAGTGTTTTTCCAAAAGATCCTAACTTGTTTTGTATTGACCTAGAAGTTTGATCACCAGCAAAATAATGTCTAGCCGTATCGCCGTGCTCAAAAGAGTTTTGCTCTTCCATTAAACCATCTTCGTCTGGAGTAATACTTAAATACTCATCAGTTCTTTGTCTTGCTTTTTCTTGTGGAAAGTTTAAAGCCTCTTCAGCTTTATGTTCTATGTTTGACAAAGCATTAGACTGGTTTGGTGGATCTTGTTTGTTAATAGGGTTTTTACCCGTAAATTTTGATGAAAAACTCATGTGACTTAATGTTTAATCCATTTAGATTTACCTCTCATAACTTGAACTATTTCTTCAAGCTTTATATTAGATAATCTTATTTTTGCATTACGCAATTTTGAACTCTTGTCTCTTTTTAGTCTTTGAACTACATACTCTTGTTGGTTTGCTCTAGTAGATATTATAGAATACAGTATATAAGCGTACATTGCCTCTTCAGCGAGCTTAGGTAGTTTAGTATCTAAATCAGTAGCTAAACCGTCTGATATGTATTCTAAAACAATTAATTTATCTTTTAAGTTTGCTGAAAAAGAAACTTTACCTTCTCTTTCATTCATGTTAAACCAACCGTTATATTGAGAATACTGAGGATCCATTCCGTACATTTGACCTCTTGTAGCGCCAAAGAAAGAACCTGGGTAATCCCAATTGTAAGCCCATAAATCATTTGTGAAATCTTGCATTGTCCAACTACCGTTTATTAACTTGTCATTAGCACTATGCCATCTTTCTTGAACTATAGAAGTTCCTTCTAAATCATTACCAAAATTATCCTGTGTAGGTATTCCTTGACTATCTTGTAACTGTGTGTTAAAGGGACTTATAGTTAAATTATTAGCTGGATATATAGGTCTTTTTACTCCTTGTTCATCAATCCAAGACATACCTACATAATTAACGTAGTCTTGAGGAAGTACAAGAGTTAAACCCTCAGGTATTGTTAGCTCAGAAGATTTAATACTTTTTAAAGTATCATAACTAAATTCTTGCATACCTCTCTTTGCGTGAAAAATAACATCTGTTCTTTTAGCATCTGGTAGTAATTTACCAGTACCAACGTATCCTACTAGAAAGTTATTTACTATGTCAACTAATTTCACATATTTATAACTACCATAATTATCTTCTACGGTTTGACCATATGCTTTTTCAGCAGGCGTAGAACCGTATTTACCACCATCTAGTATTTTTAATTGAACTACTATATACAAACCATTAGCGGGTATTGCATTAGCAGGAAAAACAATTGAATTATCTGAAATAGAAAACTCTGTAATGTATTCAGACCAGGATCCAGGAAAACCACTTGTACTAGTATACACTTTAAAATTATTTAACGCGTAGTTTTCAGCACTAGGATTCCAATTACCTAAATATAAGTCAGTATCAAAAGTTGTAGGAAAAGTTCTATTAGCCCCATCGCCTACAAAACCCTCAGCACCTTGGTAGTATTGTTGACCAGTTTCGTTTAGTAATCCGTTATTTGGAGGTTGTATAGCCATGTTTTATATTTTTTCGTTTTGATTATCCATAGCAACTTGTTGAGCTGCGCTTTGTATTAACTGTGGATCTTTAACTATGACACCAGCGTACATTAGTATCCTTAGCACTATTTCAGTTTGTTCTGTTGGATGTAATTCAAAGTTTACAGAGCTACTAGCGTTATAAATATATTGATAAGCTGGAGCTGTTGCTGTAAAGTTCCACATTGGATTTAGTGGTTTTCTTAAATAGGTACAAGACAAGTCACTCTGTATAGTGGATGGTGATACAAATATTTGTCTATCTTTATATCTGTAGACAGGGAAAGAAGTAGATGGTTTTGTTATAGGTGATAAATTCAATTCTAATAATTCATTAGGTTGAACATATTGAACAGGCGTTTCATCTTTATGTATAACAGTTCCTAGTTTATAAAAATCAAACTCATTAACTGTTAAGATTAAAGCTCTACCAGCTGTGGGTATGTTAGTTAAACTAAGTGTAAGACCAGATATAGTCCAATCAGTAAATTCAGCTAAAGGTTGTTGAACACCATTAGCATCTTCTAAAGTAACGCTTGGTTGCCCAGCGTCTAATTCATCTGCTGTAATAGTAGTTACTATATACTGCTGAGCTGTTGTTGTGTTGAATGTTTGAGATGTGGTGTTACCTGATACTGTTGGCACACCAAAATAAGGGCCTATATAAGGACACGTGCCCGATTCTTGGAAGAGCGCAATTTTTTCTTGCGTATTTTTTATACGATCTGAGTATTCAGAGTCGTTGTCTGGCACACGTAATTGTTGATTTAAATCTTCAAAATAAGACTCGAATATTTCAAGCTGCACTTGTGCGCCTATTCTATTAAATTCATCAGGAGTTAAATATCCTCTTTGTTCTTTATTGAGAATAAGTAAAACTGTTTGATAAACTTGATTTACGTTTATTGCCATTTTATGTTTTTTTTTAATAATTAGGTGACCACAAAGTGATCACCCATTATTATAATCACCTGTTAAATCATTTTTTTCTCTATTGATTTAAATACTTCTACACCTTCGTCTGTTTTTAAATAAGCAGCAAAAGCTGAATAAGGATTTTCATCAAATGGAACGTTCATTAGTTTTCTACCGTTAGACGCCCAGGATATTTGCCTTTGATCTTGAGATAATAAAATTATTCCAAGTTCAGCTGATCTAATCGCAAAGTTTCTCAACATTACGTTTTCGTCATTAGCTAAATCTAAGAACAATTTAGGATTGTTTTTAGCAAATATTAATAAATCTCTTTTAAGTTCTTTAGAACTCATCTTATTAACCTTAGAGCCAATTTCTACTCTCATGATTGCTTCAGCTTGATCTATTTCTATTTCTCTAGCAGCGTTTAACGCATCTATTTCTATATTTAAATAAGCTAATTGATCTTGAGCGACAGCTTGAGGTTTATGTTCTAGGTATTTTTTACCTAATAAAGGGTGATATATAGATAACATTTTCTGTAAAGCTTGTTGTTCTTTTGGAACGTGTAAAACCCCATCAGTAAAAGATATATGCCCCATTGTTGCTTCACCTCTTTGTTCATCTACAAAAACTGATGCTTGGTTTGTTGCATATCTTAATTCTCTTTGAGAACCTGTTTCTTCATCAAACCATAATAAAGCATGTTTTTTAGTATGTTTACTTGGTATTGTTAATGTTAGTGGTGAAGAGTTATCTTTTAAAAAATATCTTCTATCTTTTATTTCCCAACCAGTTTGTTGGATTTTTTCTTTTTTTGCCATAATATAATATAATAAAATTAATAAGTGTAATAATTACCCCCGTTGATATAACGAGGGTAAGAATTACATTAATATACTAGATACCTTTGAATAATACAAAGTTGTTTCTAGCTTGAGTCACTAAGCATCTTTCAGATAAGAAGTTAACTTCCATTGCATCTAACGTAGAAGTAAATGCACCACCAACTGAACCAGTTAGCCATGATTTCATTCGTCTGTCATCAGCTTGAGAAGCTCTGTATCTTACGTGTAAGAAAGGACGTCTAATGTTTGTACCTAAGATTTGGTCATAAACAGTAGAAGTACCTGCAGGAACTAATACTCCTTCAATTGAAGCAGGACCAGTCATTGCGCCACGTGTTGAAGCGTCGTTTAAGTATTTCCAATCTGTTTTATAGAAATCATAAGAACCTCTACGGAATCCTGAGAATCCTAAGTTCAATGCCATTTCTTCAGAGTTTTCGAAAAGACCAAAAGCAGTACCACCTGCATAACCTCCAGAGATAGAAGCTAACATATCGTCAAAATCAAGAGCAGTATTTCTGTTCAAGAATAACATGTTTTCTTCGATAGCTCCTTGAGTATCTAGGTTTTTAAGTATTGCGTCGAAAGCGTCGATACCAGCAGCAGCAGTAAATCCTACTTCTACGTTACCTCCGTTTTGGATAGCAGCAAATAAACCTTCAGTACCAATAATACCTACACCAGCAGCTCCAGCGATAGGAGATACAGCAGCATTTTTAAGCTCACCTTCAACCATAGACATTTCTAGGTAATCTTCGAAACGTAGTCTAGTTTCAGATTCAGCTTTTAAATACCATAAGTAACCTCCTGTTCCATCTTCAGTAGCAACTTCTACCCAACCGATCTGAGCAGTGTCAGAACCATTAATAGAATATTGGCTTCTAATGATAATAGGATTATTGCTAAAAGTAGTAAACTGAGGGTTTACAGTAATCATAGGATTAGCACCTCCGATTGCGTTTGCACCAGAAATAGCTTGAGCTGAACTCTGTCCTTTTTGGTAATCAGAACCGTATACAAATACTTTTACCAAACCAGTTAAACCAGATAGATCAGCGGCAGTATAAGGTTGTACAGATATAAGACCAGTAGCGCTATTAGAAGCATCTACAAAACATTTTAATTCACCACCAAAGTCGTCCATAACGACAACTGTTGAAGCTGGAGAAACAACATTGTTTACCTGCGTGTTTGCACCACCGTTAGTAATATCAATACCTAGATTTGCACCACCGCCAGCATTAGCAGCGATCGCACAATCAGCGTAAGATATATGTAATCTATTTTGTTCAGACCAAATTACTTGATCAGAAGTCATAGGCATTTCAGCGCCTACCATTCTTAAAAATCCGGATAACGTTCTGTTACCGTATCTTTCTACTTCAGCTTCGTAAAGCTCTGGTAAATATTGCTGTGCAAAGTTACCACCAGCAGCGCCATCGAATGTAAGATAGTTCTGTTGAAGTAATTGTTGAGTTTGAGAAGGTACTATACTTCCAAACTGTGGGGATAAAGCCATAATTTTTAATTTTAATTAGTTAAACTTTTTTGTTTTTATTTTTAATTTTGATGAATCTAAACCACTAATCGACTTTACTTTTAATCCATTTATAAAAACATTTCCATCGGCAACTTGCCTAGGTCCGTCTTGTGATGGATTTTTAGAATTTGTAATAACACCTTTGATGCCATCAGCTTTTCCTTGTTCGTAAAAATGATGAGCTAATTTATCAGCATTCATTGCAGCGTACATAGCTTTGTGATATCCACTTGGATCTGTCATATTTCCGTCTTTGTCTAAATACTTACCTACGAAATTCTGAACATCTATTTGAGTTTCACCTACCTTAGCCGGGTCTTTAACACCGTATCTAAATTTCTTATCCCCCACATTAAAATCAAAACCTTTGAATTCTTTATTGAATAATTTTTTAGTACGATCTCTAAAATCACCGTGTTGTGCTTGAGCTTTTTCTTGCTGCTTTTTATATCGGTCATAAAAGCTTAACGCTTCTTGCTGCTCTTGAGTTACGCCCGGTCTCAACTTGATCTCGTCGTAATACTTACTCTTAGAGCTTTCTAAGTATTGTTTTGCTTTTGCAACTTCTTCTTTATAAGCGAGTTTCTTTTTACGTATAGCTCGCTCTTCATCTACGTCCTCATCATACTTAAAGTTATCTTCCATTAAGAAAGCTATTTCTTCTAAATCTAAGTGTGGTTTGGATTTAAGATAATATTCTTTTAAAACCTCTGAGCTATTAAGCTTAGAGTAATCTTTGTTTAATGCCACGTAGTCTTCTACGCTTCCACCTGTTTCTTCCATAAAAGAAACTAGTTTTTCTACATTTTCCGGTAAAGGTTTTCCTAAGATCTGTTGATCTCTTACAGCTTCTTGAGCTTCTTGTTTAACCTCTTTAACTTCTTCGTCGGTTATTTCTTGGAGTGGAGTGACTTCTTCAACAACCTCGCTGGGCTCTTGTACTTGTTTGTCCACTTCAACCAAATCTCCGGCTTGTTTTTCTTCAGGAACATCTCCTGTTTCTCCGATACGAATGGCATTGTCTTCTTTTGGTATTTCAACCTTTACAACATCCGGTTGTATTTCACCTGTTGCTTCTGGTTTTGTTAAATCTACTTTTACAGGATCACTACTACTGAGATGTCCTAAGTTTTTTGGTGTTTTTTTCTTTTTAATCTTAAAATCACCTTCTTGTTTGACCTCTTCGGTCTTTGTGTTTTCTGACATAATATAATATAATTAAATAGTTAAACTTTAGGCATCAACTCTTCTATGTTAAATCCTAAATTATTTTCTCCTGTAGTTTCAAAATCAACAGGGTTAGAGTCATTTTGTCTCTGTTGTATCAATTTACTCTGTTGAGTACCTTGCATTTTTAGTCTCTTGTCTTTACGGTCTTCAATTTCTTTTTCTTTAGAACCTTCAGCACCTGTTTTTATTTGAGCCAACTGAAATTGATAACCATATTCTTGCTGCATTAATTTAGCTTTTATTTGCATCTCAGTTTCCATTCTACTTATTTCAAACTGAGACTTAGCTTTTTCTATACTAACCTTTTGTTGAGTTAGCGCCGCTTGCTTTTGAGTCTCTGCTAATGCGGTTTGCTCTGCTGTTTTAGCCGCAGCTTCACCCTGAGCAGCTATCATTCTTTCTTGATTTGCTTTTTCTCTAGCTAATTTCTTTTTACGTTTTTGTTTTAATAATTGATTTGCTAGTTTTAAGTTTTTTATTTGACGAATATCAATAGCATCTTCTAAGTCAATACCTCCAGATTGTAAAGCAACTTGTATATTTTGTTCTAGCTGTGCCTTCTCTTCATCGTCAGGTTCTAATTCTAAAAATATACCAAAATCGTGTAAATTCAAATTAGATATTTCCCTTAATGTCTCTACATTATAAACAGATATACCTTCTACCAAAGCATTAGCGGTTAGAGGGTAACTCAAAGCATCTGCTAATTTTAAAGATATGTTTTCACATATTTTTAAAGCAATATATAAACTACCTTGATTTATGTGTTTTGTAGCTATATTAGATTGATTAGCTGCCATCTTAGCGAGACCTACTAAAGCATCTTTATCAGGTAAACTACCGTCTCTAGCTTCATTAAGACCCGTGACATCACGTATCATTTGTAGATAGTATTGATACGTTTGTATAAGCGCTGCTAATTTTTGTCCACCTGCAGATGATTGTAATTCTTGAATAGGCACCTTACCTCTATTTGGATCACCATCTTGTGTTAGCGATCTACCAACTATACTACCTGTTTGAAAATACATATTCAACGCTTCAGCTGGATTATAATTTGTTCCATTACCTAGATCAACTTCTGCTAAACCGTCCATGTCTAAGAACACACCATCTGGAACCATTCTAGCTAATACTTGCTGCATTTTTAAATGCGTTAACTGTATCATGTCTGCAAAACCTGTACATCTACTTACAATAGATTCTATTCTACCCTTGTACATTCTTGGCGCAACTATAGAGTAGTTCATCTCCACCTTAGTAGTATCAGCAGCTGGTCTTGTCATATTTTCTGCTAATTCCCACTTAAGCATTGTATTTGTTCCTAGTACTTTAGCACCAGTATATAATACTTCTATACTTCTACCTACTCTTTCAAACCCGTCATTTGGCGGAGGATTGAATTCGTCTGTTTTTTCTATTATTTTTTCTAACCCGTTTTCAGTTCTTTTTAATTTAAAAACTTGATTCATATAGGTTTTGTACTCAAAATATAAAACTTGAACCGTGTTGTTATCATAGTTACCCCATCCAGTTATATATTGTCTATTACCAGGCATTTCTTGAATTCTTTGTAATTCATCTTCTGGAATATTAGGAAACTGTTTTTTAAGTTCTGGTATAGTTATTGATTTAACTTCACCAACATAATATATGTCTTGGAAATTAGGGTCTTCAGTATAAGAATATACTAAATAAGAAGGATCAACGTAGTCTAAAGTTATACCATTAGCAACATTAAAATTAGTTTTTGCGCACGCTATTCCACATACGACAAGATCTTCATTTAATCTTCTTTTAGTAAGTTCCCATTTATTTTTAGCTAAAGTCTGTGTTATAGCTTCTTCTTCTGCTATTTCAATAGCTTGTTTATAACTTAACTGTAAGTGTAATTCTAATTCTTCTTTTGTTTCTGGTAAATCTGCTGGAGGGATACTTGTTCTTTGTAATTGAACTCCTAGTAAATCTTCAGCAGCTTGCATTTGCTCTTTAGCAAACATATCCTCCGCAACAGCAGTTGCATACATAGTTCTTTTCTTGACAGATGCAGGATCTTGAGAATAAGCTTTTATATCGTATTCTTTGCTAGATATACCATTTACAACAATGTCCACAAATTTAGACAATATAGGAACTGGCTTCCAATCTAGATTTAAGTAGCTTAAGTCACCGTTTATAGATAACTCATCTTTATATTTTTGAACAGGTTGTTCGCCTCTAGCATATAATCTTAAATGATGAAAATTATTAAAACTAGTAAGATATCTATTACCGTTAGTTCGGCCTTGATTAAACCACTCTGTCTCAATAGCTTGCGCCACTTGTGAACCGTATTCCCATGAAGCTTTTTCATAATCCGGTACTACCTGACTAGGAAATGCGCTATTTGAGTTAGTGTACATTTTCATTTATTCAATTATTTTTGATATTGTTCCTTTATTATTATATCTTTTAAAACCAAGATCATAAGTTTTTCTTGTAATTGTAGGTATTGGTCTATATTTATTTTTGTTGCAAGCCATTATTGCTAAACCAGAACTTATAGATGCATCGTGTTTTGTTCTGTTATTTATATTAAATTTAGACCAGTCGTTTAATGTTCTTTGAAAATAAACATCTCCGTATGTTCCATTTTGTTTTAAACCCACAAAGTCCTCTATATAAGATTCTATAGCAGCTGCGTGGGCTTGTTTAATATCTTCTGATGAGTTAGGTATTCCACCTATTTCTCTTTCTGTAACAGATAGTTTTAATTTATCTGGTCTATTCATTGCAAAACCTCTATAACCTCTTCTTTTAAAATGATAAAGTAATCTAGGTTTATTATTTTCTGCTAATATAGGCATGCCATAAAAAATACAAGCCATTAAAACATCTTCAAAAAACATTTCAGCAGTTTGAGGTCTTGCTATATATTCTAAAAAGAAATGATTCGCAGGAGCGTTCTCCATGCTAAATTTAGTTAAGCCGTGCAAAGATCCATTAGAGCCTCTACCATCTACTGTTCCTGATATGTCATAAGAGTCACATCCAAAAGCCCCCATATGCTCGTTAGCTGGGTACTTTATACCTCTCTTTATTATAATACTATTTTGCTGACTAACGTCTGGTACCCATGATATATAAAACTTACCATTATTTTTAGGTGCAAAAAGAACGCGTGTATCTTTTATTCCATTTTCCCAGTAAAAATCTCCTCTAGTTACTAGCTTTGTTTTACCAACATCACCATTGTAATCTATTTGCTCGTAAATTTTAGTTAAATTAAATAACGAAGATTTGGCTTCGTCTCTGAAAGCGTGTTCTTCAGTTCTCGGAAATTGTCTGTAAAATTCATTTAATGCGTCTTGATCTTGCTTTAAACCATCAACTTCGTTTTGCCAATACTCTATTACTCCTTGTTTTATTTTTACCCCGTGAGGGTCTTCAACCGGTGTTTTTGGTGTGTCGAATACAGGTACGCCATAAGAATCAATGTATCCTTCGTAGTTCCATTCCATAGGTATGAACAAAGAATAGAGTCCGCTGCGAGTCTGTCCGTTGGCGTTTCTTTCTGTAACATCTGAGTCATAATATAATTTCTTGAAGTTATCACCTCCTTTATCTAAAGCGTTAGATGTTGATCCCATCATACACTTACCAATAATTCTACTACCTAATCTAAGGGTGGTTTTCGTAACACGCCAGTTTCCTCCTGGTGAACTTGGAGGCCGGTACTCTATAGGCGAGTTCGGTCTTGGGACGATCCATTCCGTCCTGTATCGGTTTAAAAAAGAACGGATAATTGACCGATATTGGGACGACTTTATCTGTAAACATTGTCTTGGCGTCGGCCCCAGATTTGGACAGTATGCCGTATCGTGAATCGGAATTAATAGTTGCAAGATTAACCACCTCTCCTGATGCCATAAACGAAAATCCGCTTCTACGGTTTTTGAGATAACACATTCCATAACACCTGATGTCTGCTTTACAAGCTTCCCAGAATATGAAGAATAATCTGTTTGCTTCTCTAAAGTCTGGTTTCCCAACATCAATTTTGGACCACTGCAAGTACATATAGTGAGTACCAGTAAGGTAAGTAGCCACACTCTTATTATAGAACCAAAAACCTTGTTCTCTTCTATTAAATTCTTTATCAATATAATCATACCATTTTTCTTTAAAATCAACTGGGTATTCTTCCCAATCAAAAATTGTTTTGATTTTTTTGAAAGCAACTGGTAGTGTTTCTCTATTCCATTTGTTGTTTTTAAATTTAACAACATCTTTAGGAACCTCAGGTAGCCCTATATATAAATTTTGTATTTTATATATTTCACCAATTTTTCCTGTTTTAGATATAATAACTATATCATGTTCTTCATTGTAACCATACTCCCATTTTCCATACCTATTCATTCTTTTTAGAACTTTAGGTTTTATGTGGTCTTCAACAATAGTAAAAAGATCTTGCGTATACATTACTTAGATCTTCCTTCTGCAAAACCCTTAAAAGCTTTTTCTTCTTTAACTTCTTTTGGTTTTTCGTTTATAATATTTTCTTCTTCTTGTATTCTTTGTAATATCTCAAAAGCATCAAATATAGCTAACTTTTTAGTAGCTGCAGCATTTTTAAGTCTATCTGCTGAAATGTCAGGGCCAAAATCTATAATGGGCTCTTTAGCGACCTTTATTAGTTCTTCAACCGCTATTTGCCCAGCTTGGATTATACTCTTCTTGGTTTTCTTTATTTCCATATTTAATTACAATATCATTAGATTTCATACAATATAAACGCTCGTTTTCTACATTAAAATCATATTCCCCATAAGGAGTATAACCAACACAGTCTCCCTCGTTTATTCCTAGCGCTTCTAAGGAACTATTACCTATTTTAAGTATACCAATCAGGTGCTGTTCTTTATTTGTTGTTAATTTGTCTTTAGATTTTAAAGGTTTAACAAAACATCTATTGTTTACAGCTTTCCATTTGCTCTTATTCTTACATAAGTATATTTGATCAAGAGCACAAAAAAACAGATCATCTTTAAAATAAGATCTTGATTTTTTCTTTACACCTTGCATACTATAAAAAGTTCTAAAAACATTATGGTGTATTAATATTAAATCGCCTTTTTTTATAATAGTTTCATAAGCAGCTGGAGTTTCAATAACCTCCGCTACATTATTTACGAATTTAAAACTTTCAATTTTAGTATTTAATATAAGTTCTTTGTCACCTATTGTTTTTTTATTTTCATAAGTATTTCCTAGAGGTTTTACTATGAAATCATATAAGCTTTTCATTAATACTCTAAATCGTACTCAATGGATATAGCCATGTTAGAATTAAATTTCTTCCATGGCAATACCTCATTGTTTTTCTTTATGTGAATATTATAAGAATTATCTTTTTGGTCTTGAGTTATATAGGCAATTTCATGACCACCATAGACACTTTGTCCAACAGAGTAGTGCATAGCATCGCTTTTATAATCAGTACCTATACTGATTTTTCTTATTACGTTAGTCATTAGTCTTCAGCTTTAACAACAGCTGTTTCACCATCATCTTTCTCTATTTCAGTGTATTCGCCTGTTTGTATGTTTATATTAATAGAGCCGTATTTCTCTTCAAGAGCTTGTTTGTTTTCTTCTATTTTAGGGAGTAGTACATCTAATTGAGATAAAAGCGTGTGCTTTCTCACGTCAGACAAACCTAATTGCTCTATTATTTTTTGATAATTGACTTGTTGTTCTTGAACAACTTTTAACTCTTCTTCTGTAATTTTAAAGCTTTCTGCCATTTTATTTAATTTAATTTAGTGAATTGTTGAAGCATACCATTTGCTTCTTTTGTTAATATATTATCTTCTAATCTGTACTCGGTAATAAATTTGACATTATTAATATTGTCTTCATACTCTGTTTGAACTAAACCGTTTTTTTCATATAAAAAACTTTCTTTAATGTTAAACTTGTCACCTAATTTAAAGTTCCAAAATTTTAAAGATTTAATAATTTTGTCGTGATACACAACTAAAACAGTTTCTTCGTTATTGATGTCTTGCCATACTCCAGCAAATTCTTTTCTATCTTGTGAATACATTAGAATAGAACAGAATAAACATAATGATAATATTAGTTTTTTCATTTTATTAGATTTTATTTAATTTAATTAATACTCTTACTATTTATTATTACTTATAGATTTGAATTTTTCCACGCCTCGTGATCCAAAATAAGCTATATAAACAGTTGTAAGTAACTGCTTTAATAATCCAATCCACTCTTGTTCTACGGTAAAAGATATTTCATGATGACTATCAACCCATATAAAAGCTATAGCCATAATAGATAAAAATATTAAAGCCATAGGTCGTGTGTTTTTAGAAAGCCAAGAATCTGATCTCATATCGCTTTCCCAACGCCTTGTTATTTGACTCTCTGCCTCAGCATTAGCTTTATCCATGATTTCTTGGATTTGCTTTTTAATTAACAGCTTTTCTTCTTTCGTGGTTGTAAGCTTATCAATGACGTCACCAACTTCCTTGATGACGCCACCTGTAAGCCATTGAATTATTTTTTTCAAAATCTATTATTGTTTATTTTGACCACTTCTAAACATATTAGTAACCTCTTCTCTACTGAAAAGACCGCTATCACGTCTAGATTGTGCAGCCGCTACAGATCCAGCTCTACCTGCGTAATTCTGTCCTTGTGGCGTAAATTGTCTATGTCTAGGCAATCTATCTAACGCTTTATTTCTAGCATTAATAGAATCATTAGCGGCTGTAATATTAGCCTCGTCTCTATCAAAATTAAATCTCTGTGATCTATTTTCATCTCCAATACTAGATTGAAGAAGTGTCTCAGCCATCGAGTTTGGTGATGTAGTTGTCTTAGAAGTAGTTGTACTACTACCAGCGTTAGTATTGTCAGATGAACTACTAGACGATGTTACATTTGCGGCATTAGCTGCAGCAGCATCCGCGTCTTTCTTTTTCAACTCTGCAACTCTAGCGTTTGCCGCGTCTGTTTGCGCTTGGGTGGGTTTAAAATCAGGGCCTAAATCTTTTAAACCTGCTTGGTATTTAGCTAAATTATCTGTTGATTGCGTAGAGCTAGAACTTCCGCCTCCAGTGGTGTTTGAGCGAGAAGAAGAACTTCCACCACCGCTAGTATCTCTAGAGGTTATTGTCATTGATGGGTGATCGTGACCTTCTGGTCCACCGTGTCCTGCGTCAGCTGCCCCATGTTTCATGTACTTAGAAGCTCCAAAACTCATTACACTAGCTACTTTCGCAGCTCCTTTAGCATAACCATTCATTCTTGCAGCTCCAAAAGATTGAGAGTAACCCATTTTTGCAGCACCATGTGGGTGATCGTGAGAACCTTTAGATGTATCATAATCATGAGCACCTTTGTATTTAGCTGCACCTTTTTTTTCACCTTTCATGTGACCGTCTGCTGCGCCATGCTTATATTTAGCAGCGCCTTTTTGGTTTGCTTTTAATTCGTTAGCAGGGGCTGTTGAACTTTCGCCACCACCGTCTTGATTTGTTTTCATTTTTTTATCCATTACGTTTGTTTGTTTTTTTGCATTAATTTTTTTTCTGCTAATTGAGCGTCTTTTTCCCAAGGACCTTTACCGGCCTGCATTACCGAGTAATCATATTCTTTTCCTAAATAATTAACCTTGCCTTTTCCAGCGCCGTCAACCTCATAGTTTAATCCAGTTCCTGGGTTTCTAGCTTCGTCTAAATATTGTTGCACGTGTACTAATTCATGCTCTTTTGTTTTAGCTAGCTCTACAGGATCATCAACTATGGAATCTTCGTTTAAAATAATAACTCCATTTTTAGGTGTTCTTGCATAAACAGGATCATCACCCATGTCTCTCTCAAACATATTTGTTCTCATATATCTAAGGTCAAATGGAGGGTTTATTTTAAATGCCATTATTGTAAGGAAATTTTTTATTAAACCATGATTGTCTTTTATCACAACCACAAGGTATGTTAAGACCGTCTGATATTTTATCTACAACGGTCTTAATACCTGTTTTGTTAGTGAATTTAGCAATGCTATCGCCTAATCCTTTGGATTCCATTTACGCTATTACTTCAGTTGCTATTGCAAAGTCAGAAAAATACATTTGCAATGGAGTTCCCGCTTCATCAAGTCCTAATTGAACTGTTGATTGTACGCCTCCTGGATTAGCAGTTAACGCTGCGTATACAGCTTTTTGTGGTGACTTAGATCCATTTGTGATTGTTGGAACACCAGCAGTACCATCTTTAGTTGTTGTTACGGTAATGTTTATTACTCTACCTGAATAAGATGCAACATCTGTACCTACTGCGCCGTCTAGAACAATTGATAATACTCCTGTTCCAGCAACGTACCCTACGCTTTGAATTTGATCTACGTTAACTAATTGAGTTCCTTGAGTATCTAAAGCTCCCGAGTTAACAATGTTGAATTTTAAAAATTTTGACATTTGTTTTTTGTTTTGTGGCTGTTAAGCCTGGTTTGGTTGTTTTTTTTTGATTTATCAGTTTACTCTGTTTATTTATTCTTCGGTAAGGATTTTATTTTACCGTTATGTGTTCTAGCGTATCTATGTGTAGATGTTTCTTTGCTAGGTATTAATTCACCTGAGTATGTAGCATCTCCATATTTCCAACTAACTGTCTTAGCAGCTCCATGATGTTCAGCACCAGTGGAATTATGACCATCGTAATTGTAACTACCATGAGCATCGTCAAACAAAGCCTCAGCGTGTCCTTTGTGGCCTTCTGCCATTTCTTTTCTACCTCTTGCTACATCTTCTTCTTCCCATGAATTAACCATGTGATGTTTTGAATGTTTAGCATTTCCGCTGTAATGACCGTAATGTCCTTTATAATTGTATCCCATAATTATGAATTTGCATGATATGCAGAAAGCATTTTCTTAGCTTCTTCGGCTGAAGAAAAACCTGATTTCCAAACACCACCTTTTTTATTGTTTAAAATAACGTATTTATCGCCGCGCTTTACAACACAACCACTTCCACCTTCTGATTCTGCGCAACCTTTACCAGCTTTTGCAGCACCTAACCTATTCATTAACATGTTTCCCATAATTAATCTACTTTTTCTAAAGCTACTATATCAGTTAAGGCGGTTGATCCAGTTGATAACACTTTTACTATTTGTAAGTCTATAACTTTTCCAGCAGGCACGTTACTCAAAGTAACTTGATTACCAGAAACGTCTTCAACAACAACATCACCTGTTGTTCCAAAATACAAAGAATAACCATCACTAATATTAGCAGCGTTACTTTTATATATTTGATATGTACCAACTTGAGCAGGGCTACCGCTTAACGTTATTGTATTTGAGTCGTCCACACTTACCACGGTAAATATTTCACCATTAGTGTATACTACGTCTCCTCCAGATATAACATATCCTAACGCGTTAGTTACTGCTGGTAAAAAATCACTACCATTATCAATTAATTGATTTGTAGCTCCTGTGTTTGTGCCACTAGCTATAACCCCAGGTTGAGGTATATTAATAGTGTCGCTGAGGATAACACTTACCGATGAATTGTATGTACTCATTTTTTTGTTTTTTATAATTCTCCAACTCTGCCTTGTGCGCAAAGAACTGGATTAATTCCTTTATATTTAACTGGAGCTTTAAGTATTTGCATACCCGTTATTCCATTACTAGCTCCTTGACCATGAACTCTGCCTTCTTGATTTAAAGGCCCGTCCCATATATGAGATTCACCTACTACACCAACTTTTGTTCCTGGTTTTAATTTTTCCATTGCTGGATCGTATTTTTTGTGGTCCATAATTATTTTATTTATTTATTTATTTCTTTTTCTCATATCGTTCCAATACATAGTATGCATTGTGTCTACATTACAGTGTGCGGGTCCTTTATATTTTTTAGCAGCACCAGCAAACAATCCTCCGTAAGATTGACCAAACATTTTTCCAGCGTTTGTTATAGCGCTATTTTTAAAACCTACAGCGTTTGTCATTGGTTCTAATTCTTGCCCTAAAGGATTTCTTAGGTTAGATACAGCACTTTCTTGTTCGCTAGGATTATCCGTATAAGACTGCTGCGCGTCTGACACTAATTGGTTCTGAGTTGCATTAACACCATTTCTAATGTTACCATATTGAGACATCATATTACCAATACCTAATCTTCTTCCATAACCTCCACCGTACTGAGACACTTGATCTTGACTGTATTCCTCTGGAGACATACCTGCCTCTTCTGATTTAAATCTCAATCTGGCTGCGTCCCTTGCTTTTTTAGCAGAATTAAAAGCATCCATTAAACCAGCTGACTGAGCGTTTGCTCTTCCACCTGGACCTTGATTATCCATCATTGCAGAGTAAGCGTCATTATAAGCTGAGTTAGCATCGGACAAGTAGCTTGGGTCAGTTGATTCTGATTCTGCAGTTCCAGCATCTTGTTGATTATTAGCTCCCAAACTCTTTCCAAGAGATGATATAAGTCCTCCAGACCTACTTCCTGTAAGTTGAGTAAATCTAGGTTCTGAGCTTCCCGACGCTGCTGTGCTTGCTGCTGTGATTGCTGTTATTGTAGACATTTATCTGTTTTTATCTTTATTAACATTATATATAGATTTAGTTAAAACCTTATCTATATATGAATTTCCTTTTATAATCTTGTTTCGCCTTTTACTGATAGGAATATCATCTTCACCTAGCATTATGCGATATATTCTTTTAATAAGCTGTTTACCTTTAAAAGAAACTTTGTATATATTGTATTTTTGAGTTGTTCTATTTCTTTGTCTCCAAACAGAAATCCATTCACCTTTTATTAATCTACTCCATCTTCTATTATCCCAACTGTAAGAGTAAGAACCTGCTTCAAAATCTTTTTTTGTAAACAAGTCTATACAATCTAAATATATCAATAGTTCTAAATCTGCCTCATTTAGATCGTTGTTTTTGGAAGCCCATTTACGTATTATTCGATAATGTTTTAGCAGATTAAGATTTTTTAAATCTCCTGCTTCTAGCTTTTTCACAAAACAACGACCACGTCTGTTGACTTAATAACGTGATATATTTTTTTATTATTCTGTATCTTATGACCAGCGTGCTTGTCATAAAATATAATATCTTCTTTTTTAACACCCTCAACATCATTACCTAGGCTTATAATTTTAGCTTTTAAGTACCTAATGTCATCTCTATGTATTTCTGCTAAAAGTAACCCGCCATCAGTTTCTTGAATTTGATCTTCTAGCTTTTCTATAATTAAATTTCTACCTAGCGCTTTCATCTATTCTCATATTATTAATTACACAATCAGTAGAAAGAATAGTTGTTGCCACAGAAGCCGCGTTAATCAAAGCGCTTTTAGTCACGAGCAAAGGATCAATAATCCCTGACTCAACCATATTTACCATTTTTCCTGTAACCACGTTTAATCCAGTACCGTCATTTTTACTAAAATCCGGTTCTTTAATATTAGCGTTTTTAAGTATAGTTTTAAAAGGTGATTTTATAGCTTCTAATAATACTTTTTGACCTTTTGTTTTAGGTTTTATTATTGATGAAGCATTTAATAAAGCAATACCACCTCCTGGTACTATACCTTGTTTTATAGCGGCTTTTGTAGCACATATAGCGTCTTCGACCCTATCTGTTTTTTCTTTTAATTCTACATCAGAAAAAGCACCTACTTTTACTATAGCCACTTTAGCACTTAATGTAGCTAATCTTCTTTCTAAATTAACAACAACGTGTGCAGGGTTTTTCTTTTTTAAATCTTTTTTTATTTTTTCTATAAAATCTTTAGCTTCATCAGGTATTTCTTCTACTTGAATTACTGTTTGATTTTCTTGAGAAACTGACTTTACACATTCACCTAAATAATCTATTTGTATTGCATTTAAATCATCACCTAGATCCTCATTTATTATAGTTGAGTTTGTAAGCAAAGCTAAATCATTTAGTATTTCTTTTTTACGCAAGCCATATGCTGGAGGGTCTACAACATTTACTTTAATATTACCCTTCATTTTATTCATTACTAAAGCAGAAAGAACCGTTGGATCAACTTCACCTATTAAAAGTAATGGTTTATTGTTTTTTATCACATGTTCTAGTACTGGTTGTATTTGTCTAATAGATTCTACTTTTGATTCCATTATTAAAACCAGCGGTCTATCTAGTTCCGCCGTGCCTTTTTCTTTGTCAGTTATAAAGTTTTGATGACAATAACCTTTATAGTATTCTATACCATCTACTATTTCAGTCTCTGTTATTCCGTTTTCAGAAACACCTAGTGTTACAATCCCTGTCTCACCTACCTCTCTAAAAGCATCACCTATTAATTTACCTAAAACTTTGTCATTATTAGTTGATATAGTTGCTATGTCATCTATCATGTCACCTTTAACAGGTATACTTATTGATTCTAAATACTTAACAACTTCGTTAACAGCTTTGTTTATTCCTTCTTTTAATTCTCTAGGATTTACATCTTTACTACGAGCCTCACTTAATATAGCGTGAGCTAACACGGTGGCCGTAGTCGTTCCATCACCAGCTTCATTAACTGTTTTTCTAGCCGCACCTTTTAATAAGGTAGCACCCATATTTTCTATTGGATCGTGCAATGTTATGCAGTTTGCAACAGTAACACCATCTTTTGTTATAACAGGATTACCCTGGTCATCTTCCATTATGACACATTTACCGCTAGCTCCTAAAGTGGAGCTAACAGCATTTGTGAGTTGTTCAATTCCTTTAAATATTTTATCTTTAGCTTTGTCTCCAAAACTAAGATTTTTTACTATAGCATCCGCCATGATTTAATTAGATTTAATTTAATTTATTTTATTTAAAAGTTTTTACTACTTTAGGTCCGTTTAAAAATTCAACTTTCTTTTTGTAGTGTTCTATTGTCTTATCTATTGAAGTCTCAGCGGCTTCCATTGTTTCTCGCCGCGTAACATCCTTCCAGGTTTCTTCATTTCGAAGATCTTGGTATTCTGTTTGGTAGTAACCGTTTGGTAATTGAACTATGCGCCAGTTAGCTTTATCGGCTATATGGTTCCATAGTTTGATTTGGTTTTCATCTGGTTGTGGTTGACTAGTCCACGAATTAGTCTCGTAATAAAACGTCATTGGTTTTGGTTTTTTATGTTATTATTTGGTTTACACTATCCCGTGCCGGGTATATTTATATAGTCACTTGTTTTTAATTATTTTTACTATTAGCATACGGTACACTCTGTTTGCTCTAATATAGTTCCGTCACTAGCTGTTATTCTTACGTATACATTATCACACCCAGCATCATATAAATAATAGTAACCTGCCGACGCCGGTGAATTACCTGAAGAATCAGTATACATTTTATCACCATCAGTAGGGAAAGTACCGCCACCATCGTGGTAGTATGTTGTAGTTGGAACTGGTAAACTGGTTCCAAATGAGCATATACTGTTAAAATTAGTTGGTCCAGTTGCTAAGAAATCTATTAGTTGGTTAGGGCATGACGCTGATGCAATCATTACACCTACTGAGTTTATTTGTATTAATCCCGCGTTTCCTAACAAGTACCAACCTCCTGTTAGTTTTGTAAAAGTATAATTACCTGTTGATCCACTTCTAGACATACATGTGTCACCTGTTACAGGGTATGCGGATGTTCCAGAGTGATAATAGGTTTGGTTAGCTGTTCCAGCACAAGCCAGTGTTTGAGTTGTGTAACGGATGCTACTGCTATATGACGTAAAACCAGTGTCAGATGTTAATCTTATTTTAAGATCACCATCGTTGTGATATACACCATACAGTGGTACACCACCTATAGCCGCTGAAGCGTCGTTAGGGTAGTTGTGGTTTTTGCCTACCGTAGGTAGTATAACACAGCTTTCTTTAGTACTACTCGTTCTGTTTGTTATTATTAAAGCGTCTCTTCTTGTGGTTGAGCCACTTGCGTTAGAAGCTCCGACAATAAGAGCAGGTGCTAGTCCTGTTTTATCATAATGACTATTAGCATAATCATTGTTTTTTCCTAACACAACAATTTCTCCTACTGAGTTGTAGCCTATATTTTGGTTTAGATTTTTACCAATTAATATTTTACTATTTAATTGAGAAACGTTATTAAAACCTATTGAAATATTTTTTTGTAATTGTGTATTTGCATCACCAATAGAACAAAGGTTTCCTATAATAAAGTTATTACCAATAGTATCACCATTAATAGTACCAGAACTTCCAAGTGTAAAGTTTAAAATACCTTTACTTTCATTATTTCTACCGGCTATCAGTGATAATTGTGAAGGGTTGCTTCCAAATCCAGTAGGCTCAAAATCGTTATTTTGCCCAACTGAAATAGAATTAGAAGTGCTTCCTGAGTGACTTGAACCTACATAAAGATTATTGTTACCACCACCTGTCATATTAGCTCCTATAAAACCAGTTGCTGTAGAACCATTTGCTATAGTAATGTTGTTTCCAATAGCAAAACAACCTTTAGTATTAGGATCATTAGACGTATGATTATTACCTATTATAAGTAGTTCTTTTCCTTGTAAAGGGGTATAAGTTATAGCGCCACCACTATTAGATACATCACCATTGTTTCTACCTACAACTATACTATCTGTAGTGTTTATGTAGTTTGTATTACCCGCAACTATTGATGATTCAAAAATAGAGGCACTAGGAGAAGAACCTGGTTCAGATGTAAAAGACCCACTACCAATAACATAATTATTAGCACCAACTACTAAACCTCTATCTGCGCCCGCCCATATGTAATTGTTGTAACCACCAACAATCATACTTTCTATAGACCCTAGGGAGTTTGGCGCAACTTGATTATCTCTACCTACTACAAGTGAAGAGTTAGTATGATTAGAAGTGGCGCCCTCAGACTGCCTGTTTTTGACGCTATTATTCCAGCCAAACACTGTTGTTCCGTAATAATTTATATTACTTGAACTTGAAGTGTTTTCTATTTCATTACTAAACCCACCAACTAAAACATTACTAGCACTTATTATTTGATTATTAGCTCCAAATATAGAACTATTATTACCGCTAATTTTCAAACCACTACCGGCTACTAAAACGTTTGTGGCGTTGGCATCGAGTGTATTATTTATACCACTAAATATACTTCTAATTAAGCTTTTACTAATACTATGGTTTTGACCAACAACAGTTGAGTTTATTATTGCTCCAGGTGAAACTAATGCATTCGTAGTACCAACTAATAAAGAAGAGACATTACTGCCTTGAACTTCATTACCTTGACCTACAATTAGCATTTTATCTCCTGAAAGTTTATTGTTAAATCCTATTATACCTAAGTTTGTAGAACTAGAATCACCTATAGTGTTTTCTGACCCAATAGAAAAAGAAGATCCTACGAAACCCGTTGTGTATGTATTGTCTACAGTATCAACTGGATTTTCGTAAGGATAAACCTCTAAGCGTGGTGTTATTCTAGTTAACATATGCTCGCTTAAACTATCTGCCAATAATTTTATTCCTTCAATTACAGTACTATACGTGCTATCAAAACCACCCCAAGCGCCTAAAAAATTACTCCCGCCAGTTACTTCAAATTTGTATGTTGTATTTGTTGGGGCACTCGTGCTGGTTGGCTCTGCAAATAGCTTAGCTCCAACACTGACGTCGCAAAAATAGTTTATAGCCATATAAGTTTAGTTTATTTATTTAATTTTATTTTATTTTTATTATGCTCCTTGATCAGCAAGAGAAACTAACACTCTTATGTTTCCTGCCGGGAAACTACCTCCAGATATAGCAACAGTATCAACAGTAGCTCTATCAACACAAGCATATATTGTTTCATAAGTACTAGCATCATAAAGTTGAACTATTACATCGAAAGATCCTAGACCGTGTGTTACAGTTCCAAAAGAAGTTATTGTAGTAGCTATAGTGCTTGATTTTCTTACAATAGGAGCTAAGTTAGATGCTTGGACGTATTTGTTTGCATCTGCAGTTACATCATATATAGGAAATTGATCAGCGCCAGAAAGTCCCGTTCCAACGTCAGAAAGTCCTTTAATATCAAGACCAACTTTTGGTATAGGACCAGAGCCATCTGTTACTTTAATACCTAGTTCCGCGTTTACAGTTGAAGCTTCTACATCTGTTATATCACCATTGTTATCAGCTGCTATTGTTATTTGTGTAGCGCTATTTCTAGTTAATGTTATACCTGTTCCTTGTGTTAGATTTACAGTAGTATCTGCACCACCATCTGAACCGTTTAATGTTAAAGGAACGTCTGATCCACTTTTAGGATCTGCTTGCAATGCATATTTAGCGTCAGTATTTGTTGTGTAGGAAGGTACATCCCATGTGTTGTCTTTACTTAAGAATTTTGTAGATGTATCAGAAGTTCCGTCTACGGCAGATAAATCTATTGTACCTACTGTTACCGCCCCAGTGGCGTTAGTGTTTACCGTGCCAGCAGAAATATAAGTACCATTGGCATTTGTAAAACTATTCACAGTAACACCTTGTGATATTGTTGACCAATCAGCCGCGTCTGAAGAATCAGCTGCCGCATCATCTACAGCTATAATAGCATCACCAATATCTAGTGTAACACCTGAACAATAGAAAGAACCTCCCGCTGTTGCAACCACGTAGTAATCACCTTGCGTTACGGCTACTCTAGTTCCTGCACCACCTGGACAATTATATAAGAAAGAACCAGAATTACCTCCTGAGAGTATAGCACCTGTATCAGCTCTAAAAGTACCTTTAAAAGTTAAACCACCTGAAACTAAACCATCAACATAACTTTTAGTTGTTAATGTATCAGAAGGATCAGTTCCTATAGTTAAAGCACTTGTTCCCTTACCAGAAGGAATATCCAATGCATCACCTGCGCTTCCACTTATTGTTAATGAGGTTGTTATTGTAACGTCATCTTGTAAATCAAAAAGTATATTTCCGTTGTTTCCAGCAGTTGGAGTAACTTTAATAGTAGTAGTATCTCCAGTTATTTGTGTAGAAGATTTAATACCTGAACCAGTACCTCCAGCTGTTAAGTTAAGATAAGCAGAATTAGCAGCACCTGCAGCGACTGGTAATGTATATGTTTCGTCTGTGTTTGTGGTATAAGAAGGAATATCCCAAGTATTGTCTTTAGATAAAAATCTAGTTGTAGTACTAGACGTACCATCAATCGCGCTTAAATCTGCAGTTACCGTCACAGCGCCTGATGTTGCTGTGTTAGGAGTTAAGTCAATATATGTACCATCTGTTGTATCTACGGTTGTAACGCCTGCGTCAATTGCTGACCAAACATTATCTTTACTTAAAAATCTGCCACTCGTGTCTGTTCCGTCTGCAGCACTAAGATCTATAGTTCCAACTGTTACAGCACCTGTTGCCGCTGTATTAACAGTAGTTGCAGATATATATGTACCATTAGCATTTGTAAAAGATTCTACACCTGAGCCAGAACCATCCATTTCTATCCATGCAGTTCCATTGTAGAAATACATTGTTTTGTCACCGACGCTCGTGTCAAAATACATTTGACCTTCGACTGGTGATGTAGGTGCTGATGATTCATTGTCAATAACCGGCAATTGCAGCTGATTTTTGTTCATCTCAATGTCAGAGCCATTCATCGCAATGGCGCAGTAGTAATTAATAGGCATAGTTTGTTTTTTTTTAGTTTATTAGTTTAGTATTGATGAACCTGCCACCGACTGGTCAAAATCAACTGTTATTGTTGTTGCGTTTGTGTATGTTACACATCCTTTTATTTCTTTTGGCGGATTTGAATTGTCAGTTAATGTAACTGAAGGCTCCGCTTTGCCTGTTGTATTGTTTATAACCCATTGTGCTGAAGAGGAAAAATCTTGTTTTAAATTTACATCAGCACCTTGTATATTAAAGTGTATTAACGTATATTGAGTTCCTTGTGGAGCGATAACTCCATTACCACCGATGTAAGTTAAATCAGCTATATAGTAAAAAGGATCTGCAGGATCTACAGTGTAAGTGTCTAGTGTATAATTACCAAACTGACTTATCTGATCACCTTGACCTAGTAATATAGGTGTACCTGTTATATACTCTAAAAACTTAACTACATTTTGACCATTTAGTTCTGTTATAGATATTCTTACTTGTGTTAAAGTATCAAGAGAATCACCAGATCCACCACCACCAGTTTTAGATATAGTACCTGCTCCACCGTTTTGTGTATCAGACCACTTAAAAGACATTTGGCCACCTATATTAACTTTAGCGTTAAGGTTTAGATATTTAGCTACTGCCGATGCAGTGAATTGCTTTGTCTGTCTGTTTGCCGCGTCAGTTCCTATCCATGCGTCATTATCTGTGACAGTTGTATCAAATGGATACGAACTTATTCTAGCCATGTGTTAATTTTATGAGTATATTCTTATTTCTAAAGAACCGTTTGTAAATTTATTGTCGCTGTTATGTGTTTCTAGGTTTATAATAGTATCACTTACTCTTAGCCACGCTACGTCATGATTATTTTCTGCAGCGCCTCCATTTAAAAACACTATAGTTTTACCTGAGGTAAACAAACTACCTGATGCGATTATGCTATAACTTCCATTTGATGCTCTAGTGAATGTAAATGTTTTATTAGTTGTGTTAGCTAATTGTGTAGCTATAGGATCGTTTGTTCCTGTTTGACTTATTAAAGCTACGTATGATGTGTAACCTAAACTTGTACTATTTGCTAGATCAACTATTGATCCTACTAAAAAGTTTCTAGTAGTTGGCGTTTCATCAGAATTAGCCGTAGGTATAGATGTACCTATTACATAATCTTCTTTTTTAGGCGTACCTTTTGGATAACTTTGAATTATAGACATTTAGTTAGTTTTTGTTTGTTTTCTTTAGTCTATATCATTACAGGTTTTGAAGTGTTTTTACATAAAGTGTGACAATAGGGTGTTACTTATCTATATTATAAGGCTTATGTCACTGTTTTTAAAAAAGTTGTTACAAATATAGGGGTATGGTGTTGCCCCCTATCCTCGCTTTCTTTTTCCCTACGAGAAATGGGTTTCAAATTTGCGGGTCCGCGTGCGTTTTAGGATTTTCCATGTCATATATGCGACTTTTCAGGGCCCCGAGCGGGGGGTTTAGACTTTTCTACCTAGATTTCAAGGTTATTATCCTGTCTCGCTCTTCTTTTCCTTGTGAGATTTAGCGTATGACACATTGACATGACACATATGACTGATTGTCATGACATTACGTCATATATTTAATATACTATTGTTAGTGACATAGTGACATAGTGGTATGACATCTTGTCACATTCTACTACTAAACTATTTTACATACTTAATACGAAGTTATAATGATAATATAAATGTAACAAACTAACTATGAAACGAATAACTTACATACAATCAATAGAATTATTTCTAATAAAAAATCCAGAAGTAATTATACAAAATGTAATGCCAAAGTGTATACTAAATGAAATATATTACTTTCAAAGATTTCAATACAAGTTATTACAAACTTAATACGAATACATAATGATAATAATAATGTAACTAATAAATACTAATAATAATAATAAATACTTTTAACTATGCAAAATTCAATTACTTCAAAAAGATTCGTCATCAGAAAATCTTTAATCGGCAAAAATACTACTATCAATGTAGAATTTAAATCAGGCAAATCATTCACTTACAATCACGATAAAGTGTATGAAATTATGAAAGACAAATTATCTTCTATAAATTGCTTTGAAAAGTATGGCTCTTACACTTCTTCAACTAGTGTGCCAGTTGTACTAAGAGATAAAGAGGTAGTATAACTACTACTTCTTTACCAAACGGTGACTATCCGAACCGAGCAGGCAACAGGCTAAACTGGATATTATACAGGCGCGTTAAGCTGTGTACATCACCTGTCTAAACAATGTTGAAAACAGCTATGTCATTATGGTACTCGAGTGTGTTCGATTCACACTATGACAACTAATAACTAAATTATAACTATGTCAAATTTCAAATTCAGAGGATTTATTCCTGCAGTAACTAAATACGTAAAATCAAAGCCACTAACAGAAGTTGTGGCGGAAGTAATAGCTTTCGGTTTACTAATGCCATTAGCGATTGGTGGAATTACCTTCTTCATCTTTATGATGATAACAGGCCAAGTTGATTATTCAGCGATGGATTCTATTAACTGTCAAATCTGCTACTAATGAAAAGTTACTATAGCAAACTACAACAGAGATTTATAGCTCGTGAAGAATATTTTGACGAGCTACTCTTTGGAACTCTCAATGATGAGAACTACGAAAAACCAATACAAACTAAATACGACTCAAAATCGATAATACAATAAACTAATTAATAATCTTTAAACAATATAACTATGTCTACATTTTCATACACATTACTAAAAATATCTTGGCGACTATACGACAAGCATTACACTAAATTAACTGACGAGCAAAAGTCTAAAGTTATGGATATCTACTACGATTTCTACTAGTGTACATAAAAAAGACATAATGGTTAACGTGAGTTCGATTCTCACCATGTCTACTAATAATAACTTTTAAAATAATAATACTATGCAATTTATACTAAATCTACCTAACGGTAAACAAATAGATATGTCAAGCGACATACTAAAACAAATGAGCGGCGAGATAACTCGTGAAGACGTTCAAGAAAGAATAACATTTTATCAAAATACTAATAAATAATACTATGCAATTTCAAGATACTAAATTTAAAGAGCTAGACGCTAAAGGTCTAATCACTGATAAACTAAATCAAATAAAAGAGTTTGAAACTAAGTACAAACCTTGTACTTCAAGTATAGCTATGTACAAATGGTGTACTGACTACGAATATCGTAAGCGTGAATGGCAATTCAGACAAGGAATAGCTAATTATGCTACTCACAATGCTCATAAAGCATTTCAAGGTACAGATAAATCCGTACTATAATACATACGAAATACGATTAACTATTGATAATATAATAAATTAAACTATGCAAAATATAATCAAACAAGTAGACAAAACTACTATCAAATTAAACAACATAACCTATAAAGGTTACAATGTTGGCGAATTACCAAATAGATTTGCCTTCATCTACAATAGCGATAAAGATCAAGAAGGTATTAACTCGTGGTTTAACTACCAAGGATTAACTTATATCGAACACAAACCTACAATCTGGTCTTATGTCTAATCCAACTAACATGAAAGAACTGTGTCTCTATGCTAAACAGGCGCAACAAAATCGTGCAAGAGTGCATAGGCTCAAGCACGCACATGACGGCAGGTGTAGTGGACTCACAGATGCAGAGTACACTCGCGTACAAATTAACGGCAAGAAATCCTATTCGGCCAAAGCACGAAAGTTCACTCACAACCGTATGTGGAAACATCAATCAAGATATTCAGTAAAACAATTAATAGAAATAGTAAAAACATGAGCGATACAATAAAAAAGTGGCATGATATGCAAGAAGAAAAAATAACAGTAGCAGATGAGTCAGCTAAATATATATTTGTATTAGATTTTACAGATGGTAAAGCGTATAGATATGACATTAGCGCATTATGTACAAAAGAAAATGAATGGAATCCAGATACAGAATCTTGTGAATCGTTTTTATACGGCGCAGGACATCAAATAATAAACTGTGAATGGATGGTAACTAATGAAGAATTTATACAACGTGGAAACTAAAGAAACTAACCCATGGAATTTAGCGTGGTCTAAATGGTGGGTACAACAGAATTATAAGAAATGTGAAGTGGACGAAATGACACTTAGCGAAATATATGAATTATTAGAACAAGATTAAATGAAAACACTTAAACTAACAGAAAACGACTGCACTTTTGTACATTATGTACTACGTATGTACGCTCAGCAAACACCTGGACTAGATTCAGAAGACAAAGAAGAAATATACGAAGTAGCAGATAAATTTAAATAACATGAGTAAAATGAAAGAACTAGATACGATTGCACAGGGTGTAGCGGATCACATAAAAGAAATTATTGAAGATAGTGTTGATTGGCAACTAGCCGACCAACCACTTGACGGTGATGACTATCAAGAAATGAAACAATATGTAATAAATGTTGCTCTTAATAAGTTATTACAAATATAATACGAATAGTTATTGATAATATAACTGTAACAAATAAAAATAAAACTATGTATTGTAAATGCGGCACAGTAGTGCACCCTATTAGAGTAAATTATGGTTATAAAACATGTGTTCCTTGTAGCACAGTTCAGGATTATAGTTATATACCTATAATAAACCATAAAACAGGTAATACAATACAAGTCGTTAGCCAAGAAGTAAGTGCATCAGTGCACAAAGCTTGGCGACGTAAATAGCTAGACGAGTAGCTTAATTAGACACATAGGAACTCAGGGAGGAGATACGTGTGTACATAAGTGAATAGCTAGCGGCAACTAGGTCAGGTTAGAGACGCAAGACAGGCTTCGCGACTCGGGCTACCGACGGGTATGAGGTTCGAATCCTCACTAGTTAAGTCTAACGACGAGGTACAGCGTGACGTCGGCTCGATGATTGTAGTACAGTGCAGTATCACGGGTTGCAGAGTAATTAACTGCATGCACGGTGGAAGTCCGATTGTTGAAGCGGCGAGGGATCGTTATGAACTCGTGGAAACAGAGATAACTGTATTAGCCCAGCGAATAAATAACAAAGACGCGCACCGGTTTAATTACAGTGGTGCACCGCGCTTAGGAAATGTCTGGGTATTTGGGCGTGAAGATGGTTAGGCTGTTGGAAGTTAGCGCGTAAATCTGCAAGACAGTAGCCCACTAACTCATATACAGTAACGCAGGTTCGATTCCTGCCACGTCCTCTAATTAACAGTAGGTACCAAGCCTGGACAAGAAGGGTGCAGCGTTACCGAGTCGCAATGCCTACTGTTAAAATATTACTAATTTAAAAATATAACTATGAAATATCTTTACCAACAACTAGATGAGTTGTTAAACACTATTAAATACTCAGACGCCGCAGGCGATGAAGATCCAGATTACTTAGAAAATGATTACTTTGAAGACGTCTTAGAAACGTGTAAAGAAATTGTAGAGTGGGTAAAAGAATAAATTATGTATGGAAATAAATAAATATATAAAAAGCGAAATGGCAAAGCTCGATCGAGGTATCGTAGCTACGCCGAAAGACAGGAACTATCTAGAATCATTTGCTAAAGCTAATCAAGGTTCTATGGATATTTTACTAATGCAAATGGCAATTAACTTTGGTTATAAAATAGCGTTAGAGAATTTACAAATTAAATACGAAGAAGAATCGATAATATAATAAATTAAATTAAAACTATGAGAGATTTAGAACAAGAGCATATGAATTGGAAACAAAGACGTGCAGAATTAGTAGAT